ACGAACATATGCTATCAGGACCTGGACGCGGATCTGCGGCTGGCTCTCTGGTAGCATATGTTCTTGGGATCACACAGGTGGATCCCATCAGATACGGGCTTCTTTTTAGCCGCTTCTTGCGTTCTGATGCCACTGACTATCCAGATATTGATTATGACGTATCTGACGCATTTGGACTAAAAGAGATCCTTGCTGATGAGTGGGGTCATAAAACTGTTATTCCTATTTCAAATTTTAATACTCTACAGTTGCGATCTCTCATTAAGGACATTAGCAAGTTTTACGATGTGCCGTTCAAGGAAGTTAACTCTGTTACTTCGGTAATGGAGAAAGAGGCGATGCCAAAAGCCAAAGCCAAGCATGGAATTAAAGCTGGTGTTTACAATCCTACCTTCGAAGAGGTCATGGAATATTCAGAGTCACTTCAAAAGTTCTTGAGAAAGTATCCTCAAATTAAAACGCACGTTGAGGCTTTGTTTGGACAGAGAAGGTCTGTTTCTCGTCACGCCGGAGGCGTCGTGATTGGGGAGGACCTGGACAAGCACATGCCCCTAATTAGCTCTGGAGGCATACTTCAAACTCCCTGGTCTGAGGGGATGAATGTTCGCCACCTAGAGCCTCTCGGGTTTATTAAGTTTGACTTGCTTGGCTTGTCTACCTTGGAGATGATCGAATCATGCATTCGGCATCTCTTGCAGAGAGAGGGGGTTGTTGAAAATCCAACTTATGATGACATAGCTGAGTGGTATAAAAACAATTTACATCCAGATGTTCTTGATTTAGAAGATAGCGATGTTTACAAGCATGTTTTTCATAAAGGCAACTTTGTTGGAGTCTTTCAGTTTACAAACGATGGAGCGCAAAAGTTTTGTAAAAGCGCCAAGCCAAACAACATCATCGATATTTCAGCTATCACATCGATTTATCGCCCTGGACCTTTGTCCGCGAAAGTGGATCAGGAATATGCCAAGGCTAAAAGAAAGCCTGAAAGTATTCACTACGTCAATGATATCGTCAAGGAGGTTACTGAAGAGACAGCAGGATTTCTTATCTTTCAGGAACAGATTGCGCTTCTTGCTAGCAAGCTCGGCAAGGACATTAGTCTAGATGAGGCTAATCTTCTACGAAAGCTTTTGACAAAAAAGGGCACAGGCAAAGGCGCACGAGAGAAAGAAAGGATTAAGGTTAAGTTTGTGCAGGGCTGTGTTGAAAAGGGTATAGATCGCACAACTGCCGATGCAATGTGGAAGAAGTTTGAATACTTTTCAGGTTATGGATTTAACAAGAGCCATGCTGTCTCATATTCTATCTTGTCATATCAGTGTGCTTGGCTTTACTATTACTATCCAGAATGTTGGGCTGCTGCGTTTCTTGATAAAGAGCCTGAATCCCGAAAAGAAGCGGCTGTTAACCTAGTACAACAGTACGGATTTAGGGTTCAAAAAGTCGATGTTAACAAATCTACTCAGCAGTGGGAAATTTCAGAGGGTAATACTCTCATACAGCCTCTAAGCTCTATTAAGGGTCTTGGTGACAAAGCGATTGAACAGATTCTCAACAATCGACCTTTTAATACTCCTGAAGAGCTTCTGTTTAGCGAGAGCGTTGTTTACTCTAAGCTCAACAAAAAAGCCCTTCAAGCTATGGCTGAGAGTGGTGCGCTGGATTCTTTGGTGGACGAAAGGTTTACAGGCTTAAAACATTTTATTCTTTCCTGTGTGGATAATCGCCCAAAGACTAAGAAAAAACTTTTATCACATATCGATGAGTTCAGAACACCAGAGGATTATTCACCTGAAGAGCGTATTGAGCATATATCATCGAGAACTGGAATCTATCCTTTTGACTTGGTGATTACCCAGGAGATAAGAGACGCTATTGATCACTACAAGGTTCCGCCTCTCGGAAACTGGGATCACGACCTCAAGGCGGCATGGTTTATTCCAAGGGAGGTTGTAAAGAGAAAGACTAAGACTGGCCGTGAATATTGGATTGTAAAGGTTATTGATGAGACGTCTACCATCTCAACAATACGGTGCTGGGGTATCGTACCGGGATCTGATGTTCTTCATCTAAATAGGGTCTATGCTTCGTCCTTAGAGTATCATCCTATCTGGGGATATTCCACCAAGTCCATTAGACAAAATTTTAAATTATTAGGTTGACTTTGAGTTAAAAAGGAGATATAGTATGTCAAGTCATTTGAGAAAGTTAAAAAGAAAAAAGGAAAAAAAGATTAAAAAAGATATCCAAGAAAAAATGTTCATGTTTAACAAAATTGGAGATTCTTGTGAGACTTGCGAAAAGCCTTTTGACAAAAAAGACAAAAAACAAGTGAGCACTTGGAATGTTGTTGTCAAAGAGGAGCAAGATATTGTAAGACTTTACTGTCCCGAGTGCTGGGATAAGGCAGTTAATATTATTAATGATTTCAAAAAGCGCGTGGAGGCTCGTAATGATAATTGAATATGCTCGCGTTCGAGAGAACGTAGTACCGCCCACAA